GGCCAGCGTATTTACGCCAAACAGCCCGGGAGCGACTGCTCCGGGCGGGGGAAGCATTACCATTTGTCCGTTTCTGATTACCGAAGCTCCGGTTGTCATGGCCCCAACTGAACCCATGCCCTGACTGGCGGCATTCTCAATCTTGGCGGCAGTATTTGAGATTGTCGCTTTTGTATTCGCTGCCATCAGTGCAGTATTCGCGGCCAGAATAAGATTCTTCCCGGCGTAGAGTGTTTTTATTCCTTTAATAATTCCGGCCAGCGTCTTGACTGCCAGTACCAGGCCGCCAGTCCGGATAATCATGGCAATCGTAGTTTTATCCCATCCGTTGAAAGTTTCCAGCAGATCGCGCAGAATCTTAGCCAATCCGGTAAGAGTGGGGGCCAGAGCCTCGCCTATCTTTTCTTTGGTTTCGGTATAGGTGTTATTCAACTGCTCCATCGCGCCTTTATTCGTCTTGGCCGCATCGGTCGCCATGCCGAAAGAATCAATACCGATATGCAGGAACTGCTGATACTGTTCAGCCTTGGTTTTAGTGGTATCCAGCACTATGCCGTGTCTGGCCAGCATTTCCGTGTGTCCGTGTTCAGCCCTGACCAGTAGATTCATGGCTTCCGGCAAGTCAAAGCCGTAGCGCTGTGCCAAACCCATTGCGGCCTTCGTCGTTTCTTCGATCTGGGATTGCTGAACGCCTAAACTCAAGCCGTGGCGCATGGACGCAAGTACTGCATCTTTCTGGTAAGTGGTAACATTCTGCATCTCTTTGGCAAACTCTACGGCGGCGGCGGTATTCAACCGGCATTCCTGCCCATTGGCCCGGAGTGCGGAAGTATACATTTTAGCGGCGTATTCCGCATCATTGAATTGCTGGATCGTGGACTTGAGAAAAAGAGTGCCGCCGATTGCGGCAAAAGCTTTCAGGGCGTAACCTTTTATCTTTTCAAAAATATTCTCTGACGAAGTATCAATGCCCTTTAGTTTGGCCATGTAGTCTTTGTCATCAAGCGTTATCGCCCCGCCGATTGTTCCAATATCAAACATTTAAATCCCTCAATTTAATTGACCTGAAGTCTTTATTTTTACTCAAAACAATGGACTTGGCTTTTTCCAGCGCGGCCTGATATTCTGATTGAGTATATTCTTTGGAATGGTCAACGATGGTATATTCGCCGCGGCGTTTTTCGAGAAACTTGAAGGCGTCGCCGCCGTTCATTGCCGCCTGGATCGCCGGGACCTGCATTTCCAGCGCGTGATCCGCCCGTATTCTGGATACAAAATTATTCAAAGTGTAGAAAACATGAACCGGCTCGTTCATCAGGTTGCCTAAAGTGTAGCCGGGGAATTCCTGCAGAATACGCGCCGCCATAAATTCGTAATCCAGTTCCGGCTCTTCTTTTCCTGGTATGACACTTTTTTTTTATCATCGCCTTCGGTGTCGCCGGTGCCGTACAGCAGATAGCGAGTCAATGCCGCCGCTTCATCAAACTCGAATCTTTCAAGCTCTTCATACTTTTCTGCCGGCATGACCTTCTTAATCAGGTTGATGAGTTTTCGGCGCGCTTTAACCAACGCTTTGAATTCGTCGTCGCGGTCATTGGCGGAAGTGATAGCCGCCAGTTCCTGTAGAATAGTTTCGAAATAATCCTGATCGACGACACCCAGCATCTTCACTTCAAACCAGGTGCCGTCGCAATTCTGGATACCCACAACGCGCTTGCCGAATTTTGGAAACATTTTCATAAAGTTCAGCCTTAGATTAAGCCGGAGTTGAGGCGGCTCCAATTTCCAGTAGCGTTCCGTCAGTGTCAAAGAGACATTCCCAGGTCATCGAGACGGCATGGTCTTCCGTGCCGCTGGGGCTGTAATCGAATTCAGGCAGGATCACCGCAGCCGGGAAGTTATACGCGTCAGTATCGGCAGTATCTACCGGGGTAATCAGCAATGCTTTCCGATTTGCGGCGGCGTAGATATCGCTGCCGATAATACTGGAATCAATTTTCTTGGCGGATCCCAGCAGCGCGGTCATGGCCGTGGTGATTTCCTTGAATTCAGCGGTAATCGTTACCACCATTTTTGTTATAATTTTACGCACCGGCTGCGCTCCGTTCTGGTCCACCATCGACTCATAAAACGTTGGCTTGACGCTGATTTTGGGCGGTCCTTTGGTTCCGCCCAACGGTGATCCATCCCAAGAAACGACTGACGGCCCGAATTTAAGTTTGGTTATATCGAACGGTGCCACAACAGGTGCGGGTGTATCTCCAGCCATTTTTCATTCTCCAATTTTGTTTTTAATGATAAATTCATTCTAAAAACGAAATGGAGTTGTCAACTTGGATTAAAAAGCGGCAACCAGATTGAACGATGCGTAAGTCTTTTTTTTGCCGTCGTCCGTCTGGTTATAGGTTCCACCTGATCCGCGCTTAATCATGCCTCGAAACGTTACGACTACATCTTCTTTATCTTCGGCAGACAGCGTTACAGTCTCGCCGTAACAGGGCAGCGCGTTGGAAATATCTTCCAGTAATTGCACGGCTTTGTCGCGGTCATCATATTTTCCAATAATCTGGACATTGTACTTTTTTATGTCCGGATAGTTATCCGCGCCTTTTTCCGCTCCCATGATTATGGCAACACCCTCCGATATGGTGGACGGGATCCCGCCCCGGAAAATATCGGTATCTATTGTCAACTTCAGCGTATCCGCCCAAAACTTTGTCAATGCCTGCTCTGCTAATTTTGTATCCATCTTACATGCCTTTCTTTAAGTTGTCTTGAATAATCGCCCGAATGTCATCTCTTGAATCATCCATTGCCCGGCGAATGTAACCGTTGCCGACCGTTACGCCATTGCGTTCCTGCTTGCCCTGGGAAAGTTTGCCCAGATTATAAGTATGTTCGTGCATCGGTATCGCGTAATACTTGGAATTGGCATTGAGCGGTACGCTGATAACGGCCCCTTTCTGCCCGGTGGCGGGATCGGACTGCACGGTTCCGGAAATATCGCCAGTCAAGTTTCCCGCGTCAATCGGAGCGCGGTCTTTTGCGGCGCCGGAAACATGATCGGCAATCTGCTGCAAGGCCGTCAACTCATTCTGCCGTGTTTGCGCAATAAGGGCCGCGATGCCGCGCTTGAGTTGCGACAAGTCTACCGTCATCCCCATAAAAATATCTCCGTTTTAAATGTCAACTTAAACTCTTCCGGTATTCTTTCCAGGCTTCGGCGTTATTGACTTCCTCATGTCCCGGCGAATTGACCCCGGTATTCTTATGGCCTTCATCAGAATAGTATTTTTCAGCCATGGACGGCGGCACGGCAACCAGAGAATGGGTACAGTTTGGATGAAACAGTCCGTCGCTGGTCGCTTCATCCACAGTTACCAGGCCTTCAGTGGCGCCGGAGATCGACAGCAACGTATTTTCAAAAACGGCGCAGGCCGGGCAGGGGTTGCCGCTGACCGTTACCCGGACAATATCGCTTTCATTGGCGGCGCAGGCATCCATATAAGTTGATCTGGAGGCATTCATAAGAACCGTCCGCCCCAGCATGTCGAAGTAAGTTTTGCTGTTCCATTTATAGCCGGACTTATCCACAAAACGGAAGCCCGGCAGCGCGGTAGCCTCATTCAGCAGTCGCTTGGAAACTTCCGTGCGGGTTTCGCCGGTCAGTGCGGTTTCGCGAAATACCTTTGCCGAAAGATTCCGCAGATTCTGGATTTCAGTATCCCGCATCTTCTTTGTCGCTCCCGCGATATCGTTGAATGCCGAATCTACAAAGTATTGAATTCGCTGTTTGTCCAGACTGCCTAAAACTTGCTCTTTGCCGGGAATACTCAACTCATTTAGCGCCATAAAATAGTAAGATTGTGCCAGATACGGGATAGCATACTGCATTTCATCCCGGAGTTGCTGCTCATAGTCGGCATATTCCGCCTGAAGCTGTTCACAAAGTTGTACGAGGTATTTTCCGGTATATGGCGCGTTGGAAGACTGGGAATGTTTGACGATAATTTCCATGACGCGCTTTCTGGCCGCTTCATAGATTTTATCCATTTCGGCAGTTTGCGCGTGAATGAAACTTAATCCTTCCGCGTGACTGGTCAGCATGTCGTCAATAGGATTACCCATTATGCTTTTTACTCCCGATTATGCAACGGCGCATTTGTATGCAAGAATCACATCGTCAAAATCTTTAAACACTCTGACGGCTTTGATCTCATAAGTATTGCCGGAATGAACAATCTGCCCGGCAACCGGAGGATTTACCGACAGCGGCGCGATAAGAAATATTTTTTTGCATTCAATTCTGCCGAAATAGTCAATATCTTTTTGCGAAAAATCGGACACCCGTGCTTTGCCTGAAACTTCGGTATAGGCAAGTTTTCCGTCCACGATTGTTTCAGCAGGATATTTTATAGTGACTGGTTCCCTGCAAAATTCAGCAACCCATGATTCATCCATATTTACCCCCTGCCGATTCTGATTGTTCTCGGAGTTACTTTCTTTGCCAGGCTGATAAAGAATTGAGCCCGTGGCGCAATGCCCGGAGTTCCGATTACTGTAAAATTCTGTGTCACCCCTTCAATTCCCTGACCGGTGACAATTTTTCCCTGATTCTGCTTGACGTAATTCCTGGCCAGATATACCGCCTGTTCACATTTGGCTTTCATGGCGGCGTCACATGCCGGATCAATGCCGATTTCCAGCAGGGCTCCGACATCGTTTTCAGCCATGGCCAGTGCGGCGGCTTGGGCATCGGAAGCAAGCCCGGTCCAGAATACTTTGTCCAGATGTGCGTTGAAATATAGAGTTGCAAAATCGTTTAATGTGCTCATTTCTGCTTGCCCTTTGCTTTTGGTTTGACAACTTTGGTGGCTTTCGGTAGGTTGAAAGACGGCACGGGCGGGGCCGCCGGAACTGGCGCGGCTGCCGGAGCTGCCGGTGGCATTTTCGGCGGTTCAGGATTAACCGGAACAATCGGCGACGGTTCGACGGCAAGAAGATCCTTTTTTATTTCCGCTTCAATCTGTTCGAAAGTATATGACGGCGGAAACGTTCTAACCTGTACGCCGCCGTTGTCAACCTTAAATGTCGCGGTGGCGTTCTGGCTGTTGTGAATGATGCCTAAAAATTTAATGTTCATTGCTCGTTCCTTTGCTTTATTGACGCAATCCTCAAAGATCGCTTCGTACTGTTTAACTATTTCCTTAACGTTGTGATGTTTTACCGCGAAAGCCCTTGCGCCTGAAGATAGAGCCTGCCGTAAACTTGCATCTTGTTTAAGCTGCTCGATTGCAGATTGAATGCTTTCAACTGAACGCTCACAGAACAGAACGTTTTCGCCCTCGGTCATCATTTCGCCATGAAAGCCGGCGCAGCGCGTCGTAATAATTGGAATACCGCAGGCCGCGGCTTCCATCAGGGTATTGGAACATCCTTCCCCCTGAGTTGGATGAACAATGCAGTCAATCTGGCCGTAGAACAATTCCCGCATTTGTTCATGTGGAATCTGATTATCCTGATACAGTGCGTTTTTCAATTCAACCCCGGCATTCTTACAGGCAATTTCTACCAGGTCATAGCCCTTATACTCCCGGTATTTCGGATTGCTGATATTGCCGCAGAATCCAACCGTAAAGGGCCGTTCCGGAATTGATGTAAACGGAATCCACTCATCAAGGTCAATTCCGTTGGGGATGAGATAGACATTGTCATTTACGGATTTGGCAATCTCATACAGCTTTTGATTAGTGGCGACCAGGCAGAAGCATTTCGACATTTCCTGCAGAAGAGGCGCAATCGCGTACACGTTATCGAAATTCTGATTACCGCCCAGCCGGCAGATAGTCCGCAGGCGCTCTTTAAATTTCTTCAACAGTGTTACATTTTGGCTTAATATCATGTCATGCCCTTCAAAATTTATACTGTCGCTATAGTTGACAAAAAACCGGCTGAATTGAAGGCCGCTATGTTTTTGCATCTCGCCGAATATCAGCCCCCAACTCCATTGCGGAGTAAATTCAACGGACAATATTTTCATTATTCTCCTTAATAAAAGAATCATACCAGCGGTTTGAATCTACATGACAAATAGTTTTTTCATCGCCTGTAACACCGGCCTTGAAGAAGTTTGGACTGCAAACGAATTTGACGTCGCAGTCCCTGCCGTCGAACTGGTGTTCATGCTTTGGCATCGCCTTTGCCATGTGGTGACATAGGTGATCGAACGCCCAGCCTATTTGTCTGCGTATCCAGTTTATCTTCATAGTAGTAATAAAAAAGCCCCTCCGGAGAGGGGCGGTTAAGAATTGCACTTAACTCAGGGAAGCGGCCTTCATTTCAGCCAGCGCGGTCGCACTGGGCTTCAGATTGAAAATACGGCAGAGACGCTGTTTCGCGTTCTTGAACTCGAAAGACAACTCGCCAAGGGCACTGCGGGTAATCCCGTCAAATCCCTTCGGCGTGGTATCGGTGTCCGAAATGGCGCGACCGTTCAGGTTGGACAGTCCGAAACCGGCGACGTCAACTACCCAGGCTTCCGTGTCCGGCATATCCGGGTCAGCCATAATAGTCATTGTGCGTCCGTTGATTTCGTTGACGACTACCGCGACATACGCGCCGCGGGTCTGGTCTTCGCGGACGATGTGCAACCGCTGTTTGTATTCGTTGGACAGCACACGCGCCTGAGCCGGAGAGCAGAGAATCAGCGTGGGATCTGCGCCTTCACCCAGCACGGCCTGAGCCGCGTCATTGATGACATAGCTGTCAAGCGTGTGGACCAGCGCGTTTACGGACAGGCATCCGGCCTGTGTGCCGAAGAAATACAGTCCGCCGATTTCACCCTTGACGGACGCGGTCGGCTCAACGCGGCGACCGTAAAGAGCGACGCGGTTAAGATCGCGGGCCAGTTCGCCCAACGCGAAAGTGGTCTGGCGGTTGATCTGATTGTCAACATTACCATACACTGCAATTGCCAGCGCGGTTCCGCTGATAACGATATCCTTACGGAAAATCTGGCAATAGTTGAATGACTTGTCATTCAGGTGATATGATTCCTCGCCGTCGCCGTTATTCGACGCTTCTTTAACCGGAGTGCTGACGATATTCAGCACGTCGCCGGAAATCGGCGTTGTTTTGCTGGAACCGTTCGCGGCGGCCAGGGCGACGGTAAACGTGGTGTCGCTGTTTTTTGCCGCAACATTGAACAGCGCGGAATCATTCTTGACGATTACCAGAGATCCGACTTTCACTTTGGCAACGTCCGCCGCCGATGCGGTGACTACCAGCGAGGTTACGCCGGTAGCGACTACTGAGCGTCCCTTGATCTGGTCTTCCAGCCACTCGTGTTTCTGATTGATGGAGTTGTCTTTCCCACTGAAAAGCGAGATAAACCGGGGTTGCTGAGCTACGACAGTGGACAGAATGTCCGAAAGGTCGCGTTTCTGATCGAAAAAACTATAAGTATAGAGACCCATTTTCTTTTCTCCTGTGAGAAGTTGTTTATTCTTTTACTACCGGGGCCGCGGCAACCATGCCGGCGATATCCCCTTTTTCTTTGGCTGCCAGATAATTTGCATTACCCTGGTCAGCCGTTCCGCCCGGACTGCTTCCGGCGCCGGGTTTGCCGTCTACCTTGAACATCTTGGGACTGGCAGTCTTGAGACTGTTCATAAACTCCGCGACTTTTGCTTCATCGCCCAAATCCAGTTTGGCCGTCGAAACCTTGAAGTCCAGAAACTCCGGATCTGTGAAGTTATGTTTTGCGGCCAGTTCAGAAATAGAGGCTTTTCGCTTTAAACTGTTAAGCTCACCGGCTGCCGCTTCTTTCGCGGTAAGTTCATCGGATAGTTGCTTTTTCAGCTTTTCAAGTTCTTTTCCCATTTCTTTTTTTAACTTTTCAACTTCCGGAAGACCCTTATTTTCAAGCTCTTCAACCTTACCTTTTACTTCATTCAGTTCGGTTTCAAGCTCTTGCTTTTTGGTCTCTGCTTCTCTGCGCTTGAGGATTTCCTGATCCAGTCTTGATTTCGGGATTTCTTCCGGCTTGTATGCCGTCAGAAAATCCTTTTCCTCTTGACTGATTTCCTCGCCTGCCGTTACTTTCTTCAAGATGTCCGTTAATTTCATCCGTAGCACTCCTTTTTTAGTCTGGGGATGACTAGCATTTTTAACGCTGAATGTCAGCGCTTATCATTTAATCAGGCTGTCAACTTTCGATATGCCCGGGGCCTGTACAACCGGCTTGACCGGAGTGCCGGGAATAACCGGGGTAACGGGTAGTGGTGTTGGAACTGGAGCCGGTTGCAGCTTGTCAATCTCAGCCAAAATAGTAGTCAATGTATCCAGCGGAATACGGTTGATCTTGTTGAGCAATGCAACCCCGGCGCGCGCCACTTCATGCGTGAACTCTTCCCCGGCCTGGATACTGTCTAACCCAAGCAGTGCATCAATCATGTCTTTTAGGTCCGTAATTGAGAAGTCGCGATTATAGGTAACTTTTGGAATAACTACCGTATTATCCCAAGTGTTCATTATTTCCCATGCCCGGTTCTCAACCTGTTCCAGAATATCGGCGCGGGTGGCCAGAAACTGCTGCACGTTTTGGTTATCCCAGGCTTTTGATTCGGCGGATTGAGCCGTCTTGCTGTCTTTCTGTACCGCCAGCCCGATAGTGTCGAAGAGTTCTTTTTTCAGGTTTATATTTTCTTCCCGGATAGTTTTGGTCTCTACGCCGGTAGGGGCAATATATCTGCTGATTCCTTTTTCATTGTCTGCTTCCCATATTGCCGCTGAACGAGCGATTACATGGCTGAATTTGGTTTTATTCTTGTCTTTGTCGCAATCCTGTGAATCGTTTTGAGTGCTGGCATCGGTTTCCGCGCCGCGGGCAAAGGTTTCCGATACTACCAGCAGACCAAACATCTGTTTAACGATGTTCATCTGCGCTTCCGATTCGTTATTGAGAATCGCATCGGAAATCCTGACCACGTCTTCGAACCAGTGGTTGCAGTTCATGCCGTAACCGTCAGTTTCTTCAAAATGCAATAGCGGAACTATTCCGAGATTGTGATCGAGCGTTGCTTCAATCAGACAACCGGTCGGCCCTTTGCTGAAGAGTGTCCAAGATGTTCGCGTCCATAGACGGCGTTTATGTGTCAGGATTGGCGGGTTGAACGGGTCAATGTTGGTATAGACATCTTCGGCGATGATTGCCCAAAGTAACAGGCCGTCGCTGCCGAATGCCCAGTCCACCACAGTAAGCGGATCGAGCGCGATTGCGTAAGGCCGGATGCGGTTTGCCGCTTTGCTCTCGATATCCAATTCCCCGTTATCGAACGGCGGGTTGTCAATCAGCATCCATGCGGCGCCGTAAACGTTCAGCATTGTTGAGAACTGCCGCATTACCTCATTGACCCGGAGACCAGTCCGGGAAAAGTCTTCAACCAGATCCGGATCGGCATTTTCCCGCTTGGGCTCTTCGGAAAATACAAACTGAGTAATTGAACGTGCGACTTTGCGCGGGTAGTTGAAGTAATAAGCCCGCTTCCGCCGTTCCTCAAACTCCAGGTCGATTTCGGAAACATGCTTAATCAGTGCAGTATCCACATATTTTTTGCCGCCTGAATAAGCTGCCTTTGCCCGCTCCCAATTGCGCTTATTGTCGGTATAGACCGGATGTTCACGCGCAAGAACATAAGCCAGATTAATTTTATCAGCCATTGACAGTCTCCGTGTTTATGAAAACCGGTTGCTGTCAACTTGAATCAGGGATTACGCCAGAATAGCGCGGGACTCGCCGGAATCTCTGGCCATGATAAAGCCGCCAGTAATACTGTCGACAAAATCGTCGTGTGCCCCTGCCGGGAATTGCGCAAGCTGCTCAAGTACCTGATTATTCCACCAGGCGCGCCGGAAGTGAACATTGCCGACTTCAAAGACTGGTTCCATCTCCGAAGCTCGGATTACTTTGTCAGTTGAAACATTGACTTTTGTAACGCTGTGAGAACCTTTCAATATATCTTTAATAGTGGTGTAAGCGTCTTTATACCCGGCAACTGATTCAATCCCGATCCTAACAGATGAGCCGTCGCCTTTGGCCGTGTCTTCAATCAGCCGGTTACGCGCCGGGGCTTCTGCCTGACACCAGCGGACATCATCAACATACAGATGATAGAGCCCGTTTATCTTTTTGATTGCCACTTTTGCGCCGGAAGTATAGTCCGGGTCCTGTTTGGCTATTTCCTTTTCTGTGCTGGCCAAATCCCAGAAACGGACCCATCGCAGGCCGGCCGGAAATTGTGAACCGTCAACAATATTGACCTTTTCAGTCTTGATCATGTTGCCGCCTCTGTTTGTCGGCTCACATTGCAGCAGAGCAGAAGCCGCATAACTTCCAAGTGTGGCAAACTGTAATGTGTACCAACTTTCAGAGAAGCGTTCCGGGAAAAGATAGCCGGATTCGTATTTCTCATGCCTGGCAGGGAACGCCATTACGTCAAACTTCGGAAATTCAGCGGAATAATCCTTGTGTATTGGATTGTTTTTATTCTCGACACGTCCGATAATATCATCCACATGCCAGGGGGTGGCCAGAATAATAACGATATGCACCGGTGCCAAACGTGTCATAAAGTTATTCGTAAAGGCTTCCCATTGCTTTTGTCTGACAAGCGGATTCTCTGCATCTGCCCGGTTTTTCAGATAGTCGTCAAGGATTAAGACATCAGCGCCTTTGCCGGTGGCGCCGCCATCCAGTCCGACCGGGTGCAGTTTGCCGTAATGATCTGCAACGCCCCATCTGACAACGGCAGAGCTGCGGGTATCTATCCGGCTGTCAAATACGCTTTGATATTCACCGCTTTCGAAGATCCCGCGGGCATCCCTGGACATTTCAACGGCTAGATCGCTGTTATATGACCCCAGTATTATTTCGGCATCCGGACATTTACCATAAATATAAGGCACATAGTTCCGGCTGACGATATCGCTTTTGCCATGCCGAAACGGAACTTTAATAATAATGTATGAAGATTTACCGGCTTTATAATCGCCAAGAGCGCGGTCCAGCCGGTCGGTGATCTCCCGGGTATGCTGACCAATCAGCAACGGTGAAGTTTTTTTCTGCCAGCAGTATTCCATGAATTTCAGCAGTTTGTCTTTGGCCATGGATTGACGGCAGGCTTCTATTGATGTGTTTGCAACCACTTTACTTTTTCCTCATAAGTCATAGAGTCAAAAGCTGCTTTCTTTTCCTCTAGTGCTGTTTTATCGGTTATGGTATGGGTTGCATCAGTTCTACTTTTCCATAATTCGCTAAGACGATTATCTAACCAGTATCTGATAGCGTTGACTTCCGGGACTACATACTTCTTTGTTTTTCGGACAATTTTAACAGTGCCAGCTTTTGTATTTACATTTTCGCCATTCTTGCCGGTATTTGAAGCATCGGTATATTCAGTGGTTACTTCCTCGTACTCAAAACCAAGAGCACGTTTAAGCAAAGAATTCTCAACTTGTATGTCAACTGGAGCTTTGCCACGCTTTAGGGACTCAGAAAACTCAGGATAGCGCTTAACATATTGATAGAATGTCTCGACAGAAATACCGAGCTTTTCGGCTATTGTTGCATCTATCATTCCACGTCTGGCATAGCCTTCAGCCAACAGCGGGAAATCATCTGTATATTTACACTTTGCCATAAAATCACTATTCCTTTAATATAAAGCAGTGTGTAAACTCAGGATGCTTTGTCAGTATTGGTCAGCTTGTCTGATAGCGCCTTGCGCCGTTGAAGATACTCAGTCTCGATAAGTCTAAATTCCGTGTCAAGTTCGTCAATCTCTTCGAGTATTGCGAGGGTTGCACGGGTTTGTTCAATCTGTTTTCTGACATCCGGGATTTGATTTGACATACTGCCTCCTTAAATGACAATGCTTTTGGTTTTGCCTGTAGCGGGATAAAATTGCTTTCGGCTTTGTCGGCTTCTGCTTTCTGGCGTAAATGTTCGCATTCCATCATGCGCCTGCGGTTCCTGAGTAATGGGGCCAGTTCCGGGATTTCCTCGCAGCGGGAAAGAACCAACTTATGAATCGCCTGGCGGCTTACGCCCTGCTCTCTGGCTATTTCTGAAAATTGAACATCAGGATTAGAAAATTTAGCGTTTAGAATTCCCAAGGTGGTAGGATCAAGACAGACCAGGAATGAGATCACTTCAAGCAAATCGGCTTTGGTGTAGATTTTCTTTTCCTTTGGCTGGTCAATGGCTTCCGGAATACTGGCAACGCCTTCCGTGGCAATTTCGGCAATCTCTTCCGAGTATTCTACTTTCTCAAAGGACGTGCCCACATCTACCATGAGACCGGGATTTCTCGCAGCGCGACAGTGTTCAGAATATTTACATTTTAGGCATTTGTCCAGCTTTTTATAATACAGGCCGTAGCATTCCCTGATATTGTCGCCTGTGTTTGCCGTTTTCTTCATATTGCCCTTAATTATGTATTAAATACCAATAAGAACGTGTGCCCCCGCGTATATAAGACGTGCGCGCGCAGGGGTTGTTTGTTAGGTAATTTAACAAAGAATTCATGGCCGCTTTCTCCTGTCTGTAATTATTTCAATAAAATAGATAAATATGATGAAAACAAGTATGGCGTATAGATAAGTATTGTCCTGGGAGTTATCAACCTGAATTATAACTATACTTAGCATATTTTTACCTATAGCATAAAATTAACATATAATTAATATAATACGCAGTAAATATTTGTCAAGCAAAGCATAAAATTAACATTTTGGCAAAAAATAAGTTATTGTGCGATATTAATAATATCCATTAACTTTTAACCACGGGAGGAATTATCATGAGTAGTAAAGAAACTAAAATCAAGTTTACTTACACGTATAGCCCAATGTCTCAGGAAAATGAAAAGGCATTGCGCCGTCTTGTAGAAAATATCTATGGTCGGCCCGAAGCGTTTCCCAATGAAACAATAAAATCAAATGATATCAAAATAAGGATACCTGATTCAGCTATAGAAGAAACTGCCGACGCATTTGCGGATATCTTGATTGCGGCGGCAAGGAGAAAAATTAAAAACAATCCTAAATCAGCAAAAAAGTAAATAGCTTTGATTTTTGGATAATGATGACAACTTATTATGCAGACGGGATTCGGCGGCTTTACCCAAAAGCGTATCTTCAGCAGTTTTGGCGGTGGCATAGACCGCCGTGCCGGTAGTTTTCCATACCTGCCGGCCGTCAAGCTTATAGACAACGTAATAGTTGCCGTCTTTTTTCTTTTGAATTAATGCCATAATATTACTTTGTATTACTTTTCATTTGCTTTTTACGTTTCCGGTATTACAATTGTATTACCAACTATGGAGGCCATATGAAAAACCTGAAAGAATACTCCCCGGATTATCAAGCCGGATTCCTCGCCGGTCTGGATCATTGCATTGACCTATGCGACAAATTAGCTAAAATGCCCGATGAAAACAATCACGATCCTACAACTATAGCAATACTCGCCTATAAGCGTTTACACAAAGGGCTTGTTAATCATAAAGAGACTGCTATTCGCCGTCTTCGTCAAAATTAGGTTCTTTAATAGGATTAGAGTTACCTATTTTCCTGTCTATTGCTACCCCTCTGCCGATTATGCCTGATTGGCGCTGAATGGATTTAAGGCACTTTTCACTACAGGTTTTCCTTTTGCTGCCGGTTTCTTTTCCGCATACTACACATTTCATTGGATACCTCCTATTTTATGTTGAATGCATTCTCAGGGGTTTCTTTTAATGCTGGAATACTTGCCTGGTGCAGATGTTTCCTGTTTCTGTCTCTCTAATGACTTTAATTAATTATCCAGCCGCCGTTATGTTTTGGATCAAAAAATCTCTCCATCATTGTTTCATCTCTGAGTGAATATCTTATAGGAAATATCCACTCAAAGGGGTTATCTGCTGGACTACTAAAACGAATCGGCTCTTCGTTTATATTATTAAATGATGCTAATTCAATAAGTCCTGTCTTTTTATTTTTTGAAAACAATCTAAAGGTAAGTTTTTGCCTATCTCTTAATTTAGCAATTACCCTTGAACCATCTTGGGGATTTTGTAAATAATTAAAATAAAGAATTGTGCCAGCCGGATAAGTGGTATTGGCAATAGACTTATCTACCCATAGTGCCGCCATTCCTTCAGATCCCATTGAACTTATCACAGGAGCTTTTCCAACCGCATTGCTGCCATGGCTCAGAAAGTCATCAAATGATTCCAGAGTTCTGTCAAATCTCAAAGCCTGGGCAGTTCCCACAACCGGGATACTGCTAACCCTATACGGCGGTATTTGTTTTTTTCCTTGGACGACCGGGGCATTATAGATTTTTTCGCATAATTCATCTATGGACACGCCGAGAATATCGCATATTTTTTGATGGTATTTCACTGGCACAGCCTTGGTGCCGCGCTCCCAGTTTGAAATATTAGGTTTTTTGATTTCAAGTTTTGACGCAAGCTCTTCTTGTGAGATACCATTACTTTTTCTAATGTGACTAAGTTTGGTCGGGCTGATAATCATAATATGCCTCGCTTTTTTGTTTTACACTATAAAACAATATAACCTCAAATTTTTAGTTTGTCAATTATTTTTAATTTTTTTTTGTGTTATCGCTTGCAAAACAAACAGAAACAAATTATAATACAAGCATAGCATCATACAATAAACAAACAAAGGTTCTGTAAGATGACAAAAGAAAAAAAATTTATGGGGGTCAGAGTAACCGACGAGGTCAGGGAAAGAATAAAAAAACTTGCCGATGAAGAGTACGGGGGAAATGAAAGTATTGCCGTAAGAATAATTTTGCAGAAATTTTTTTTCCCAAAAAGACAAAGAAAAACAAATAAAAACATTTAAGCGAGGATCAGGATAATGGCAATGAAAATCAATCCAAACAAGTTTACATGTATCAGAAAAAGCAAGAACATTTGCCAAGAAGAAATTGCGTCAAAGCTGGGAATTAAAAAACCAAATGTATCAAACTGGGAGCGCGGAACTAAAGCTGTTCCGGTGAAATACCACTATGCGATCTGCCAGATACTTGGCGTATCGTTCGAGGAACTTTGCCGTGAATACCGTGAGCCGGTAGCGCCGTCACGCGGCGGCGGCTATGTCTTGACCAGTCCGCAACCGTCTATAACAATAACGGTCAAATAGGGGAGGAGTATTATGGATCTAATTATCAGAGAGTTCGAGAAACACGCGGTGCGGATGATTCAACAGGAAGGGAAAGTATGGTTTGTTGCAAAAGACGTTTGCACTGTTCTTGGAATCGCCAAATATCGCGACTATATCAACAGAAGACTTGAACCGGACGAAAGGATGTCCATTTCCGTGGACACCCATGGCGGCAAACAGAACATGGTTGCTGTCAATGAATCCGGTCTTTATGCCTTGATATTCCAGTCATCCAAACCGGAAGCGAATAAATTCCGCAAATGGGTAACATCGGAAGTATTACCCTCCATCCGCAAGAACGGCGCGTACATTGCCCCGAATGCCGACATGGCAGGCGTGTGATCAATGCTTTACTCGAAGCACAGGAAAAACGCATCGAAGCAAAATGCGCGGAGCTGTCAGCGGTTAGAACAGAAAACCAGTTGCTGAACTTTTTTCGTCCAGTCGGCAAGCCCGGCGATGTGTCCGCAAAAACCGGCGAGGAAAAATGGAGATTCAGGCGCGGCTATTTCTGTTCCGGCGACAGAGGCAAGCATGTTTCTCTGCTGCTTCAGCATCCGGACCAGCCGGACTTGTTTGAAACCTTTGAAGTAACTCAATAATTCAACTAATCAGGAGGAAAGAAGAAATGGAAAAGAAGACAGTAGAACAGAAAAAGAAAGCCGCCGCCAAGAAAGAACTCCCGAGAATCAGCAAGCCGGAAATCCTGAGGGAAGCGGCAAGATTCACTGAGGAGCTTGAGAGTAAGTATGACATGACCATGGCATGTGACCGCTGCGCCGTCATTGAGGCGCTGAATGCCGTTGCCGGATTTGATTCAGTCGTTAAAAGTTAATTAATTCTTGGGGACTTAAAATGCTTATCATACGTGGAACAAAGAGATTGAACCAGACTGTCAACTATCCCGTCAAGATTACGACATCCAGCTCCCTGTGTTTCGCGAGTGAATATGCTTTTATCGGCTTTAGCAATCTCAACGAGAACTTCTTTAACAGTTTCACAAACAAAAGCTTCTTTACTCATAATCAGTCTCCTCTCCCGGCAACAGCGGGGAAACAGTACACCCGGAAGCAGAATAATTCAATCAGGAGTAATTAACCATGAATGCAGAAACACAAGAACTGGCGGTAGCGATAGGGGCGGCGATAGCGGAGCGGATCAGCCTGCCGAAGTATCTAACCGTTGAAGAAGTAGCGGAGATAACCCAGATACATCCGGAATCGGTCAGGGCATTTGCCAGAAGCAAACGACTTAAGGGTTTCCAGATTGGCACGTCATGGCGTTTCACCGCTGCCCAGGTCCGCGAATTCGTTGAATCTGAAAAACAAATCAACCCCAACTAAAAAAGGAAAGTGAGAAAATGAACGAAGAAAAAGAAACGACAGAGCATGATGAAACACAGAAGCGTTTGATTATCGAGGGGATTGACAAAGTCACAACGGTAATCATGGAAATCCAGAGCAAGCGCCCTGGCATGAATTTGAGCAAGGGAATACTAAAAGGAGCGGCGGCGGTATTAAACGTTAATCTTTAATCTGGTTTTACGGTATCGGTTTCCTTCACAAATTCTTTATAAGCTTCGGCAGTCTGATGGAGAATAGATTTAAAATGAGCTTTAAAACAATGGTCAAAAGTTTCAGTATCATGGGGAGCAAGTTCAGGATTAGTCAGGGTTGCCGCATAAATGCGGGATGCCGCAATCAGGATAGAGTTGTTTTTATCGGTCATAATGCCTCCGTGGTTAATGTCGCCGCTAAATAGAAAATAGCATAACTCAAAGAAAAATCAAAAATAAAGGAATCTTCAAAAATGATTATGCGTCTCCTCAGATGGGCTCTTCCGCAGGAAAACGAAACCGAATGCGTCAAATGCAATCACCGGGGCTCATGCAGCGCGGGGCTGGTGAATTGTGCTACTTACTCGCCAATGGTCAAGCGTTCGGTATTCAGTCCGGTAATGAGTTTCGGGCCGCGCATGAAAAAGTATTCCCGTCCGGTATTCGACCCGTCGCAAAGCATCCCGGCCCCGGCATGGCACTATATCGCATGGTTCGTGATATTCGTCGGCTTTGTGGCATTCGTGGCAACGGCAGAGGTGGCAAAATGAAGTGGCAATGCAGTAATCAGAATTGTTCTACTCCCTGCGAAATAAATGTCAACGATGAAGACGGCGGCTGGCCGACAATTTGTCCGTTCGGCTGTGATAATTGCGCATGGCGGGAAGTGATAGAGAATCCGGTCGAAGTATTTGAAGCACTAAGAAGTTTGAACCCACAAAATAAAAAAGCCCTGTAATGAGCAGGGCTGAACCAAAAACAGAATAAGGAAATGTAACATGTTAGAATTGAAAAGTCAAGAAGAAATGTCTCTTTGCGCAAAATTGGCAAGCAAAATTATTGCGCTCGGCGAAGAGATTGGACAGGTCAAGGCCGAGGGGCATAATAAGCACAGCGGCTATGATTATGTTGGATATGAACAGGTCAATGCAATGCTCCGGACATATCTGGTAAAACATAAGCTGTCAATTATTCCGGAAGTGCATGACATTACTGAAACTGCACATGCCGGAGTAAACGCGTCCGGAAAACCAACTACCACGATCCGCACGATTGTCAAAGGCTCCATGATGCTCATAGATACCGAAACCGGATATTCTATCGAACGCAAATTTGTTGGAGCAGACCAAGACACAGGCGGCAAATCCGTTGGACAGGCTGTAACCGAAATGCTTAAAAGATTTGAGTTGAAGTTATTCCACATATCCACAAAATCAGATATTGATCCGGACAGCCGCACGGAAGAATTGCCCGATCCCAAATCTCCACAACCTCAACCGCCCCGCCGCCCGGCTGCTCCGTCCCGTCCAGCAACTCCACCGCAATCGGCAACCGGTTCGGTGTTTTCAGAAACGTTAATGGCTGAATTCAATATGGACCCGGACAAAGTCTTGATCCGTTTCAAGGAAATGAAGCCTGACGCCGCCAATGTCGCCAGCGTCAATGATCTTCCAGGACATACCAAGGCATGGATTTCCGCCAATCTTGCCAAGTTTCAAGATTGCGGCCTTGCTCAGTAATCTACAACCAAACCAATAATATAAGGATTTTTGCTATTATGAATTACACCAACAAACACAACCTCCCCGAATACATTGTCGCCTGGCTGCTGCATGATGATTACGATTATGATGATTCAGCCATTTCCACCACTACGCTGCTTAAACCGGCCCGTGCTTATGTTCTGGGTCACCAGCACAAGTCCGAGCTTTCCGTTGACGTGGCTGATCTGATTGCCCTGCGGTACGGTTCCGCGCTCCATGAATCGTTTGAAGTTGTCCTGATGGGGCAGATTCAGGAAATCCGCTACTTTGCGGACATCGGCGGCTACCGGATCAGCGGCAAGCCTGACCTGATTCTGGATAACGAAATCCACGATTTCAAATCTACATCTGTCTGGGGCTTCATCTACGGCAGCAAGGATGATGATTTTATCAAGCAGATGTCTATCTATCGCCTGATTCTGCACCATAACGACATTGAATTAAAAGATACCGGCGTAATTGATTTCATGTTTACTGATTGGAGCAAATCAAAAGCCGGTTCCTCGCCGGACTACCCGGCGCTGCGTTATGCCCAGAAGCGCTATTCCCTGATGTCGCTGGAAGAAACAGAGGCTTACATCGTCGGCCGTCTGTCAGTATTCGAACAGGCCTTCGATGAACTGCCGCAATGCTCCGCTGAAGAGCTCTGGTCTACGGAAACCACTTACGCTGTAATGAAGAGCGGCAATATCAAAGCTAAAAAGGTATGTTCCACTCAGGCAGAAGCAGACGCCTTCATTAGCGGTGATCCAGCGCTTAGCGTTGAAGTACGTCCGGGAATGGCTAAGCGCTGCGCTTATTGTGCGGCCGCGCCGTTCTGTGACCAGTTCAAGGATATGCAGGCCAAAGGTTTGGTCAGCGAGTAAGCCATGGATACAAAATTCACAGCAACAATTACCGATAATCTGGAACTGTCTTTTGATGACGTTCAGAAGTACAAACAGCACTTAATGAACCTGAAGAGCAAGAATAAGCCGGTTTCAGTAATAATCAAAATTCAAAGCAAAGACCGCTCCAACAATCAAAATGGTTATTACTGGGGATGTGTAATTGAACTTATTGCTAATCATTGCGGCTACCGGCAAAGCTGGGAACGCGAAGAGCTGCACGGTGAACTCAAGCGGCTCTTTCTTCCCAAGCATGGCCGGCTGCAAATAACCCGGTCAACCAGTGATCTGAATACCGTTGAGTTTGAAGAGTACCTGTCCAAAATACGGCAATGGGCGAGTGAGTATTTAAGCCTCTACATCCCGTTGCCGAATGAAGTCAATTATTAATCAGGAGTTAAAAGCATGGCATTCAACAAAGTTATTGTGATCGGCAATTTGACCCGCGATCTGGAAATCCGTTACACGTCAGCAGGCAAGGCAGTCGCAAACGTCAGCCTGGCAATCAACCGCAAAAGCGGCGACAAAGACGAAACCACGTTCGTTGAAATCACCGTCTGGGAAAAACAGGCGGAAATCTGCGGACAGTATCTTTTCAAAGGATCTCCGGCAATGTTCGAAGGCAGATTGCAGACGGAAAGCTGGCAGGACAAAGACACTGGCGCAAAGCGCTCAAAAATGATTATTGTTGCCGAAAAAGTTATCCTGCTCGGAAATAAGCAGGATAACAGCGGCGATGGCAACGGCTATGAAGATCAGCAGTCGCCGCCTCAGCAGCAGCGCCAGCAATACCAGCAACCGCCGCAACGTCCACCAGCAAACCGTCAGCCGGACAACGGCGGGTTTGGCGGCAGTCGCCAAGTACCGCCGATACCGCAAGAACCGTATCCCGGCAACGATGACGAAGATAACATTCCGTTTTAGGTAAATACTATGACTAAAAAATGTTTTAAATGTGAAAGAGTATTGCCGATGGACCGTTTTTATAAACATTTCAAAATGGCTGACGGACATTTAAACAAGTGCATCGAATGCACAAAAGCAGATGCAATATTCAACAGGAGAAATAACGTTCAGAGTTATCGTGAATATGATCGCCAGCGTAGTAACCAGCCGCATCGTATTGAGCTAAGAACTAGGTATCTGAGGAAAGAAAGAATGACAAATCCTGAAAAATCTAATGCCAGGCAGAATGCCGAAAGAGCATTGGCAGATGGCAGGCTTAAAAAAGAACCTTGTCATTTCTGCGGAACGAATCAGGACATTGAAATGCATCATCCTGATTATTCGCAAGCGCTGCGAGTTTATTGGCTTTGCCGCCCATGCCACCGGAAACTCGATAATATGCAAAAAATAGGAATTACACAAAGCACCTAATAGCACCGCCAGTTCCCAACAAAGCAACCTGAGCAAGTTGAGAAAAGGCTCACCTTTAAAATTAACCGCCTCTTATGGGGCATAACCAAAAACAAGGAGATACAAAAGATGAATGAACAGCAGATTAAAGACTGCGGTAAAATCATGTCTACGGCGGCCTCAGCACTGTTTGAGGAACACGCAGACGTGATTATTGGCAGAGTGGAAGAAGTGCAGTCCGAAACGGACGGCGGCAAAGGTCAAGTTACAGTTCCGTTGCGGGTTGAAATCACTTGGGATGGCAAAGAGCTTTTGTTCAGCGGCTGGATCGACTGGAAAAAAACAATTTCGCAGCGTTTCAGTGTTGAGCCGGTGACGTACAATCCCAAAACGGAACAGCTTTCTTTGCCGCTGGCTGGATCGTCGGAAGATGCGTCCGTAAACCAGCAGTCAGGATTGAAGCTGGTCGGCAGCGGCGATGCAGTTACCGCAATTGACAAAGACAGCTTCTATGCCCGGGTATGCGGAAAAGGCGAAGAGCCGCTGCAACTGGTTGAATCGGAACTTGACCAGTATTTCGCCTCTGAAAGCGCTTGGGGAAGCTATCAGGAATGGCTTGATTTCGTTGACGGAAGCAATGGCGAGGTTGCGGCCGCTATCATGTCAAACGATCAGAACCGTGACGACTTCATCGCTGAAGTTAAATCCACGCTGTATCCGGTAGGCGGCACCGGTGGATCCACGGAACCGGCAGCAGAGAAAAAGACCAGAAAGCCGCGCAAGGCAAAAGAAGTGCCGACAGCGCCTGCCACTCCGGAGCGCTGCGAGTTTATCCATGAAAAGATTGGCCTGCAGTGCATCCACAACAAAGGCCATGAGGGCAAGCATGGATTGAATCTTTGCAAGCACATGCACGAAGACGAAGTTCAGTTCTGTATCCTTGAATCAGGGCATGCCGAAGAGCATAAATTCGCCGATCCGGCAACATTAAGTTAATCCTCTCTAAGGTCATCCCGGGCATGATGTAAAAAGGCCCTGGAGCGATAAAATGGCGAAAAGATTTACCGATAATCAAAAATGGCAAAAAGAATCATTTAAAAGTTTATCGACGATTAATAAATTGTTCTTTTTATATCTTCTTGACAACTGCGACCATGCTGGAATATGGGAAGTTGAATTAGATGTTGCAGAAATAAGAATTGGAGAAAAAATAGACAGCAATGTCGTAAATTCAGAATTAAGCAATTATATACATGTTTTTGACAATGGTAAAAAATGGTTTATTCCTGCTTTTGTGGAATTTCAATATGCAACCCTTAATCCTTCCGTCAATGCTCATAAATCAGTCATAGAAATTCTTAAAAAGAGAAATTTAATAAAAATCTATGAACAGTTCATTAACAGTTCATTAACTGTTATGGATAAAGACAAAGATAAAGATAAGGATAAAGACAAAGATAACGCGGGTAATAATCCAAAACCACAAGGCGAAAAAATATCCCCATCAAAAGAAATAATTCTGGCGGCAGAAAGAATATCCAAAAAGCATCCGCGTCTGACAAAACCACAGCGAACCCAGTTTGAAATTATTGCCGCCATCAACAGGGCAATTGAAAAAAATATTCCCGTTGACAAGGCGATTAAGTTTCTGGAAGATCAGACAGAGCTTTATGCCAAGTCAGTAGCCAAGTGGACAAAAGAAGAGCAGCAGTACATTGTCAATTCCGAGAACTGGTTCAAGGACGGATGTTACAGTGAAGATCCAAAGCTCTGGCGCAAAGATGGCGATTCCGATGAAGATGATAACGAAGAGTTCGGAAACGGAGTAGTTCTCTAATGAAAAATTTCAGCGATTTCGGAATTGACCTGCCGGATAAATTTAGCGGCGACCGCAAGGCAGAATGTCCGCAGTGCAGCCATACCCGGAAAAACAAGCATGAAAAATGTTTGTCGGTGAATGGCGACAGCGGAATCTGGCATTGTCACCACTGCGGATGGAATGGATCGCTTGATGATCACAGCCAGCCAGTCCCGGAACGCAAGGTTTACCGCCGTCCTGCAGCGGACACAATACCGGCACAGCCGGACATCAGTCCGGAAGTGGCCGGCTGGTTTCACAAACGCGGCATATCGGTTAATACGCTCCGGTCGGCAAAGGTTTATTCCTGCGTCCATTATCTCCCAGGAGTCCAAGACGATACTATTTGCATGGCTTTCCCGTACTTCCGGGGCGGTGAACTTGTCAATGTCAAATATCGCGATGCCCGGAAAAACATGTCCCAGGAGAAAGACCCGGAACCGTGTCTCTGGAATTTCGACGGCATTGCCGGCGCGGATGTGGTTTATATCACCGAGGGCGAAATCGACGCGCTGACTTTGATCGAGTGCGATTACCTGACTGCGGTTTCGGTGGACAAAGGCGCGCCAAACGAAAAGGATAAAAGCGCTGACGGCAAACTGGAGTGCGTCGTCAACTGTCTGGATGCTCTTGTCAATGCATCCCGCGTGATTCTAGTAACAGACAAGGACGCGCCCGGCTTGAGACTTGAGACAGAGCTGCTGTCGCGGATAGGCCCGGAGAAATGCTATCTGACGCGGTATCCGTCCGATTGCAAAGACATCAATGATGTGCTGATGAAACATGGCCCGGAAGCCGTCCGGGAGTGTATTGAGACCGCCAGACCGGCGCCAGTGCCCGGATTGCGGGATTTTGCGGAGTACAAAGCTGACATCATGCGGCTGTACACCAGAGGCAATCCCCGCGGCCTGTCCACCGGATGGCCGGAGTTTGACCAGACGTTCACCCTGCAACCAGGTTCGCTGAATATTGTCACCGGCATCCCGATGTCCGGTAAAAGTGAATGGGTGCATGCTTTGATGATAAACGCCATCAAATTGCACTCATGGAAAATTGGACTGTTTTCCCCGGAAATGCTGCCGGTTGAGAATCTGTTTCAGAATTTCGCGGAAAAAATTATCGGCAAGCCGTTTTTCGGTAAAAAAGAAATACGGATGACAGAAGAGGAACTTGAACGCGCCCTGGCATTTGCTTCAGAGAACATCAAGCCGCTGATTCCGGAAGAGGATAAGACGGCCAGCCTGGAAGATATTATCACGGCGGCGCGGGTCTGTGTGGCCCGGTACGGCATCAAAGCGCTGGTGATAGATCCATACAACGAACTGGAGCATACCCGCCCGGCGTGGATGAGCGAGACAGAGTATATCTCGCTGTTTCTTGGCCGTCTCCGGACGTTTGCCCGGATGCATGAAGTCTGGGTCTGTGTGGTGGCACATCCGACGAAGCTGAAAAAGGATGACCGCAAAGACGAATACCCGGTACCGAGCCTGTACGATATTTCCGGATCTGCAAACTGGCGCAATAAAGCCGATAACGGCCTGTCATTATGGCGGGCGTTCAAAGATAAGAATGCCGGGAATACGGTCGAAGTTCATGTCCAAAAAGTTAAACGCAAAGGTATCGGCCGGCTCGGTAAACAGGTATTCGCCTGGGACTTCGCCACCGGAACCTATACCGCAGTTGCAGAATCGGAAAACGGCAAGAAAACCATGAAATCAGAAGATCAGCCGCCGCAGTTACCGCTACATCTTCAATTTTAAACCCGGAGAAAAAGCAATGCGAATGAACATCACAGTCAGGATTGGAGCAATCGGCAACAAGTCAATGACCGCGTTGCTGGAAGAGTGCAGGCGGCGCCATCGCGGATGTTCTGATTACCGGGTGTATGAAAGTGTAAAACGTGATATTTCGCAACTGGCCAAAGGTGACTGGAATCTATACGAAACCGCGATCGGCATTTTGGCCGATATTCTGGGAATTTAAAACGATGAAACATAAATGTAACAAATGCGGCTGGACCGGAACTGCCGAAGAAACCCGCAAAGAAGCTTTCGGCATGGGATGCCCGGTCTGCTGGACAAAATCCGGCCGCTACATTCCGGTAAAACCAGAGGTATTGAAACCTCAAATTCAAGCTAAGGGATGGAGTATATGAAAGAAGCAAAAAAACATCATTACAACGGCATGGAATTTGACAGTTATGAAGAGATCGAGTTTTTTCAATGGCTGGAAGAGGCAAAAAGTCATGGCTTGATTTCAACTTTCCAGTTTCATCCGCAACCCTTTGAATTAGCGCCGGCTGCTGCGGTATATGTCCGCAAGCCGCTGGCAACTAAAACGAAAGTAGTGAAAAGACACTTGCTGCAGGATTGTTGTTATACGGCCGATTTCATGTTTGAAGCCACTCCTGATTTGCAACGGATAAATCACCAGCTATTCAGTCCGGATCACCGCGAATATTGGATTGATGTCAAGGGCGTGTTCTCAATGTATAACGATTCCGCAAAATTCTCACTGATTCAGAAATGGATGTGGTCTACGCATGGCGTGTTTATCAATAAAGTTGTACCGGTGAAATTTTTTGAAAATACTTTTGTTCCGCGTCATGCAGTCCGGACTAAGACCGGGAAACTGCGAGCCTGTTATGTTCACTGCCGTAAAATTCATGAAGTACCGGCAGAGCGTAATTTTCCGAATTTGGAAATAGTGCCTCGCCCTGCCGTTCCAGCAGATTTATTTCAGCCAAAAGAAGGCTGGAATTTTTAATAACCGAAACCAAACCAAAAACAGGAGACAGAGACATGTTGAAAGAACTGGTCGAACTGGCGAAAGCCAAAAAACAAGTGAACATCGCGTTCACGTATCTGACGGCAGAGCGTTATCTGCTTGGCATCGCGCCCCAGGGCGCTGGCACTGACAAGATCGCGCCGTTTATCGCAAAGGGCGCAATCGCGGAAATCGAGACGCAGCTTGCCGGGCTGAATGCGTATTTCGTCGCCGCACTGGCCAAGAAGCCGGAACCGGTGAAAGAGGCTGATTCGGATGAAGAGGGCGACACTGCCGGCGCGGAAAAAGTAAAAGATAAAAACTTAGGAGAGAGACAGCCGGCGCCGGATATTGGTAAGCTGACTGAAGCTCCGGAAATTAAAGAGCATAAATGCCGCGGTTGCAATACCGTCAGATCAGAGGGCGATGTCTGGCCGGAAGTTTATCTGTGTCCTTCTTGCAAAGAACAGAGCGATAATACTCCACCGGGAGCTATCGAACCCGCCCCGGCAGTTCCGGCAGTTCCGGCAGTTCCGGCAGCCGCGCCAGTCAAACAAGCCACATTTGAATTTTAACCAACCAACCTAAAGGAATTTTACATCATGGCTAAGAAAACTGACAAACTCGAACGCGCTTTCACTTTCAACGGCATGACCCTGCCGGATCCGGACGCATCAATGACCACTACCCAGGTACGTGACTTTTACGCCGGGCAGTATCCGGAACTGAATAACGCCGGGATTAAGGGGCCGACACTGACCAATAATAAAAACGTCTATACGTTTAAAATTCAGACCGGAACTTTAGGCTGATGATATTTAACCGGTGGATGTAACAATCCCCATAAATATGGAATTTGCAATGAATGAAAAAATCAAAAAAACTGGAAGTAAAAAAGTTTCCGCTGCCGCCAATGGACGACGAAACGGACAGATGCGGAAATGCGCTCGTTCAGGCGTTGGAAATATGGAAGGCGGAAAGCAAGGACGAACTGCCGGTAATTACAAGCCGTTTGCCGGTTTATCCGGTATTGCCTTAACGTTGCCGAAGATAGTACGGATTCCGGAAGAAGCCCCGGCGACAAGCCTTATTCTTGACCGCCTGGAAACTTTCTTGCAAAAGATTATCCCGCATCATTTCCGGAAGACCGATAACAGCAAGACAATCAAAGCGCTGGAACGCTGGACGAATGAGTTTTTCCCGTCATCAAACCAGCTCGGATATAAATTAATCATCGACAATGAAACATCGGCAATTATGGATTGTGACAACGGCGGGTATGTTCAGCCGCAATACGGCGACAATAATTTTGCCGGATTAAGTTGCATTCAGGACTTCCGCCGCAGTTTCCTTGTCGGACCGGCATTGACCATGTTTCAAAAACAAAAACGCGGACTGGGCCGGGACATTCTTACATGCCTGAAAACAGAGGGAATAATCAGTCTTTTTACTCCGGACATGGCCCGCGATGCAGGCCATGATGTCAGTTTACTGTCAGAGTACAATGCAGAATCAGAACCCAACAAAGAAGAAAGTGAAATTGACAGGGAATTTAAAAAGCAGATTCCAAAATGGTCGCTTGACATCGGCGATGATTTCGGCACATGGAATGGCAAAGGACCGAAAGAATTAATCGCGGATATGAATATGCTGCATGATTGCAGGGCTGAGTGGAAACGGCTGCTGGAAGATTATAAATTCCACTTCCCGGATCCGCCCGGCTTTATCCCTGGCATACTTTTGCGCTGGGTTGAAAAAGATGAAGATGATTATATGCTGCGTTTTTATGACGATATCGAAAATGAGATATCCAACGAATGGAATCCGATGCAGGGATATTTCATGTTTGAAATAGTTCTGGATCCGCAAGGACAGACCGTTCCGCAGTTATTCAAGTCTATTTTTGAAACATGGCTTAAATCTATGGAAATACTGGTCAGGATATTGACGCAGCTAGCAAATATCAGCAAAGAAATAATTAAAAAGGAAAAAAGCGGAAATGAAAGCATTTCTCAGTGAATATGAAGGCTGTACACTGGAATTGGACCAGGCTCTTTTGATCTATAAAGATGAAAATGGTCAGTGCATGGTAACGAACAATAATTATAATCGTGATTCCGGAGAGCTGGAATCAGGGCGCCCTATTAACCGGCAGCGCCTGGCGGAACTAATCGCAATGCTGTCAGATCACGATAACAATAAACTTACCTTGATGTCAGACAATCTGCTGGCATTGTCGGCCGGAGCTATTATCTGGTGGAAGCCGGAACATAAAGATAACATTTTCTTTAAAACATCCAATAAAAAAGTATCGGCATTGAGCGGGAAAGAAGTAACATGGCCGGCGCTGGTATTCAAAGCAAATTCTGCCGGCATGTTCGTCTATGCCCTGGAACATTCGCGGCGACCGGATGCAGATACCCCGTTGCTGATTGCGCCGTTCTGGAATGTTTACAAAGACGGACGAATCTGCTTGCCCGGAGGAAATAAATCATGCAAGTTCACGCCGTCTCAAATTGAATACAATGAACGGCTGCTTTTCGACAGCGCCTTTACCCACGCAACTGCGGCGGATTTGCAAATAACCTACACTGGCGGACACGATGCCTTGTGGAGATATATGGCATCATCCAGAGCCCCGGAAAAATTTCCGGTCGAGTTTTTGACCAAATCAGACAAAAAACTAAAGGATTTATGCAATGATTAAAAATACAAAAACATTATTCAAGCATATTCTGCCGGCTGAAATGCTAAAAAACACAATCCGGATTGTCGTGATCGGCGCGGGCGGTACCGGCTCTCAGATTGCGCACGGACTGGCCAGGCTGCATCTTGCCATGCTTAAATGCGGACATCCATACGGTTTGAGCGTCACGCTTGCGGATGGCGATACAGTATCCAAGTCAAACCTTGGGCGGCAGTTGTATTATGGCTCTGACCTTGGACGCAATAAAGCCGCGGTATTGATCGAGCGGTTGAATTTTGCTTATAATCTGGAATGGCAGGCATATCCTCATAATGTTGACAAGGATTATTTAACCCAGCGCCACACAGATATTGTCATTGGCTGTGTAGATTCGCGCAAATCCAGACGAATCATAAAAAGTGTGTTATATAGAATAGTCAGGGATTGCTATTATCTCGATTGCGGCAATGGCGCGGATTATGGTCAGGTATTGCTTGGCTATAAAGAAAGTTTCAAAAATAAAAAGAACAATCTTCCCATGCCCTGGGAGACCTGCCCGGATCTGATTGCGGACATCAAAGAAGACAATACGCCAAGCTGCTCACTGGCTGAAGCTCTCGGCAGTCAGGAGCTCTTCATCAACCAGACAGTGGCCACTTGCGCCCTGCAATTACTCTGGTCGCTGTTTCGTCACGGCGGGCTGGACATTCGCGGGTATTACATCAACCTGAAGACTGGCCGGACGCTGCCGGTGGCGATTGAAGCAAAAAAAGTTGAAAGCAAGAAAAGCGAGAAAAGTAAATAAATGAAACGGTCATTATTCAGATACTTGGGCGGTAAATGGCGCGTGGCTCCGTGGATCGTCAGTTTTTTCCCGCAGCATCAGCAATACGTTGAACCGTTTGCCGGCGCCGCGTCAGTGCTGTTTAAAAAGGAAAGATGTTATTCTGAAACTATCAATGATTTGAATGAAGAGGTAATCAACTTTTACCGAGTCCTGCAGGATGAACAATTATCATCAAGACTGGAAACCTTGATACGGTTAACGCCATACAGCCGGAATGAGTATATCCTTGCCCATAACAAATCCGATGAGTCGATAGAGCGCGCCAGGCGGTTGCTGATCCGTTCGCTGATGAGTTATAACGCAACATCAATGTTCGACTGCAACAGTCAGTCAGGCTTCAGGATGGACATCAAAAAACGGTATTCAATCCCGTCGCATGACTGGGCGCGGTATCCGGATAATATGGCTTTATTCATCAACCGGCTGCGCGGCGTCACTGTCGAGAATACGGATGCATTCAGCCTGATTGAGAGGACGGATGACCCGGACACGCTGTTTTATCTGGACCCGCCCTACGTCGAACATACCCGGACGGACAAAAACAAGAACCAGTACGCTTTTGAGTTTTCAGACGAAGACCATAAACGGCTGGTTGAATTGATTCTGTCGCTCCGGGGCATGGTTATCATCAGCGGTTACGATTCGCCGCTCTATCAGCCGCTTGAGGCCGCGGGCTGGAGCAAAGAGCAGAAGACTTTCCAGATCAACTATTCCGGCATCCGGATAGAATGTCTCTGGATCAAACCAATTAAAAAAGTAACATTTACATTTTAAACCAAGGAAACAGGAATTATGGCTAAACTATCGAAACAGGAAATTAAACAGCATGAAGCGGCATTGAAGCTGCTGGAAAAGGATGTGTTGAGCATTGATGATAAGTTTTTTGTTCTGGAAAACTACTGTCCGGACGCAGCGCACGTCGTTTCAAAATTTGGCGCGTTCTTTACGCCGGTCGTCCTGGCAAGGGATTTTGCTATCGAATGCAATTCATTCAGCAGGATCGTTGATCTTTGCGCCGGAATCGGGGCGCTGTCTTTTGCCGCCTGTCGATATGGTGATGGCGAGGGAATAACCTGCGTCGAACTGAATGACGAATATCTGGAAATCGGGAAAAAGATATTGCCGAAAGCGACTTGGATACATGCAGACGTTTTAAGCGATGAAGTAAGGGCACTGCGCGGCTTTGAAATGGCAATCAGCAACCCGCCATTCGGAAATATTGCCAAACAGGGAAGCTTTGAATATGCAGTTATAAAAATTGCCTCGCAGATAGCAGGTATGGGATGTTTCATCCTGCCGCAGATGTCAACGCCGTTCAAATACTCAGGCAACAGCAATTACGAAGAGAGAGAAAATGACAAGTATTTGAAGTTTTCAAAAGATACTGGCATTGAGTTTGAATTCAATTGCGGAATTGATACGTCTGTCTATCTGAATGATTGGAAAGGCGTATCTCCGATGTGTGAAATCGTAGTCTGTGATTTTACGGCAGTAAAAAAAGCAGTAAAACAACCAACATTTACATGGTGAAATTATGAGCTCAATACTGAATCACAAATGGGAAACGGTCGGCAATAAGATCCGAGTTGCGGACAATAGCGAATATCATCATCTGCATATTGCCACGGTGTCGCTGATGAACCCGGAGCATAGACAGATAGCCGCGATGGTTGCCGCCGCACCTGAAGCTGTGGAATGTCTTTACGATATTGCAAAAAGGTTTTCAAACGTGTTTCCGCTGACGGACGATGACCGACAGGCTCTCAAAAAAGCAGAATCAATAATTTTAAAATCACGAGGTGAGTAAATGAAGCAGATAACGCCATTCAGCAATGGAACAGAATTTGATACATGGAAAGAAAATAACTGCGACCAATGCAAAAAATATGAATCTGAAAGCTCCACGCCGGAAGAGGCCGGTTGCCGCCTTGCTTTCTGGCTGGATATGGGCTCAATCAGCGGTACGGTTGCGGAAGATGTCTGCAATGAGATCGGGCGCAATGGTGAGCAGTTGAATGATAGATGCGCAAAAATTGAGGTGAAAGAATGACATACAAATCGCCATTTGAAATGTTTAAATCAATGCATCCGGAAGAGGCAAAATCCATGTTCTGTCAAAAAATAGTGCATCATCCATGCGAATGTCGTCGAAAATTAGGCGTTCCGGAACCTAAGATTTGCGGACATTGCGAATCTTTTGAACTGCTTCCAGGCTGTGACTATGGCGGTATTTGCACGGTACGCAATATCACTATGATAAGTTCTGACGAATGCATCGTTGAAAAAGAAAATTCCATAGATATTCAAAATTTGTGAGGCATAAAATCATGTTCAAGCTACCGCCCGGAGTGGCTTATATCATCAATGGCCGGCGTGTGACATACGCAGACGTCGGCAAAGCCAAAAAGGAAAAGCAACGTCGGCAGCTTGCCTGTAAGCGAGAAGAGTCAGTTTCTCACGAGGAACGAATTGCAGTCTATGTCTGGACGTTCTACAATGACCCGCATGTATGTCCATTCTATTCCGGTTGGTGGTGTTATATCAACGGGCGCAAAAGTAAACATGAATGGCAAGTCAATGAGAATAATGATGCGGCAATAAAGGTGATGACTGCTTTCCCTTTAGGAATTACCCCCTTGCCAGAGAATTTCTATGAATGGAAAGAAGCTTTTTCAAAAGCCTATCCTAAGCCAGTCAACTCCGATAATCGCCGTTCCGGCAAGGCAAAAGCCTGGGCAGTAATTGATGGACGCAAAATACTCAGCATTGAACCTGTTACAAAAATAAACAAGCCGAAAGTAAATTTTGAATTTTAGGAGACAAGAATATGGTAGTATTTCATCCGCTCGGATACCATGGGGCCAAGTGGGGTAAGTCCACTCACTTGATTGCTGACAACAAACAGGAATTGCTTGAATTCGCAGATAAGATAAACCTTCCCCGCGAATGGCTGGACAATAAAGCGCCATTGCGGCCGCACTTTGATCTGAATCAAAAATGGGCGATGAGAGCAGAAATGTTTGGAGCAGAGCAGGTAACTATTAGCGTGTTTGCAAAAAGAATGATGATACTTCAAAAAAATATGAAAGAGGAATTAACACAATGAAAACACTGTCGCTTAGAACGCCGTGGGGATTTTTAATTTTACACGGAAAAGATGTTGAGAACAGAACCTGGACTACCCCATATCGCGGTCAGTTTTTGATTCATTCCGGAAAATCATTTGATTATGACGCTATGCAGTGGCTGTTAGACAATAATCTTCAAGGATTTTTAATAGACGTTGCACTTCATTTTGGCATTTCAGAGGAAAGCAATTTCATGGTAACCAAGGGGGAATTTGGCGGCATTATCGGCAGCGTTAATCTTGATGATATTATGGATGATTCAAAAAGCGTTTGGGCAATGCCGGATTGCAAGCACTGGATATTGTCAGGAGCAAAGGAATTGCCATTTAAGCAATGCAAAGGGCAGCAGGGATTCTGGAACGTTGAAATTGAGGTGACAAAATGAGTTCAACGATTGTAATAATTGGAGTGAACACCATAAACATTTCGGATATCCGTCAACATCTACTTAATAATGGCGTAGACATGGACGAATGTACTATCGAAAGATTTTTACGCGCTATGATAGAAGAGCCTCTCAATGAAAAAGAGAGGCGAGAAGCCGCAATAATGACATTGTCCGCGCTTAAAAGATGCCCGGAGCCGGTAAATTACAATGACGTATTCAAAAAAGATATTCAACCGCTATTCAAATTTAACAACGTAAGGAAAATCAGGAAATGAGTAAACACACTCCCGGACCGTGGCATTCAGTAATAGAAAATCCCAAACTCGTATATGATGAACACTGCAATCTGA